ATACAAAATATAATTTAGCATCACCACCATCAGCAGTTACATGAATTGAACGAGTTACATTTGGAAATTCAATTTTTGTATTTGAGGTAACTTCAAGAACAAATGGTAAACCTGGTGCCTGATATGCTTGTGAATTTTGAAATCCTTCGCTAGGATGATTTAATGCCATAATTTATTTATCCTTTAATAATGTTTTTTTTGAAAAATCTTCCATTAAATCTGTTAAGGTTTTACGGGTTTTATTATTTGAATCTTTTTTTGAAGCAATAATTTTAATTGGTGATATTTTTACTTGCGTTGAATTATTATTAATATTTCTTTTTTGAATATTTTCAGCTGTAATTTTAACTGGTTTTTTACATTCTAAATTAAAAATTGCAGGTACAAAATATCTATTGTCTACAATAACTTCAACATGAGATTTATATACACCTTCTTTAAGAATATTATTTAATTCTGGCAAAATAAAAGATATAACGTTATTTTCTTGTGTATTTTTTCCTTTAAACACATAATCTATATTGTTATCTTCATTTTCACATACAAGTCTAATATTTGATGGATTATTATTAGTACCTTCAATTTGAATTTTAAATAATAATTCATTAGACTCGTCAAGCATAATTTTAATATTATCTTGCATAATACTAATTAGGTTTAATTAATTTATTTATTTCAACTTTAATATTATTAATTTTTTGTTTTTTAGATAATAATGTTGAAATTACATTTAATTTATCTTTTTTATTCATTAAATAAATTAAATTAATGTCTACATAACTTTCAGAATTTAAAATTTCTACTGGGCTATAATTTTTATTAATTATATTTCCATTAATAGCATAAAGTGTTGTAGAAATAATAATTTTATTTTTTTCTTCTTCTTTTTTAGCTAAACTTGAACTTCCACCACTTTTATAAATTAATCTTTGATTAACAAATCCTGGAATTTCTTGAATTACATTAATAGAGGTAACCAATAAACCAAGAGATAAAATTTCTATAACATTAGTTGTAGGATAAAACCCATTTGTTATTTCAGATTTTAGTCTTATAGACACAAATACCTTAAAATTAATTATTTTCTAATATAATTGTTTCTGTGTTACCATTTTGATAAGATGTAGCAGATACAGAAATATTTCTAACATTATTTGTTTTAGTGGCTGAATCGCCATTAATTATATGTACAGTTTGTCCATCACTATTAATAGGTGCAATTACAGCCCTTAATCTAATTACAGCTTCTAAAATATCATCTATTTGATTTACTGGATTTATTTCACTAACTGCCTGAGCAATACTATTAATATCACTAGGTGTAACCCCAGAACCAACTGCAACTCTTTCAGTTCTTGATGATCTTTCTAATGTAACAAGAACTGTGTAATTACCTGTAGTTGGGTGTATAATTTGATCAGTTGAACCTTCTTCACGGTAAATATTTCCTTGAATTGATATTTGACCATTTATTTCTGGGGGTTTTATTCTCCATTCAGGCTGTAAAAAATAAAATGCTGGGGCAAAATCACCAGAGGGTAATGTATCACCTCCAATAACCCGCCAAGGTGAAGAATAACCTGCACCTTCATTAGAATATAACCAATCTTTAGTACGAGAATAAATAATTGATGCATCTATAGATAAACCATCAGATTCTTCAAGAATTATTAATCTTGGATTATTAGATGCATCAAATATCATTATAGATTCTCGTAAACTCTTTCTTGCTGTGAAACTAAAGCTACCTGATTTGTCGTTGATCTTTCAATTGTACCTTCTGATTTAATATATTGAGCACCAGTAAGACCTAAAGCAATTACAGTTATATTTAAATCTGATCCTGGTGTATGCCCATTTGCACTATACTCATCATATGGAAAAGAATGTGTAATTGAAGTAGCTCCATCAATAGACCCAGACATATCATCCCCATTTGCATCAGTAACAATAGTAGCGTTCGTTGTATTAAATGTATCACTTGAGAATACTTTGTAAATTGCTTCGTTATCATTTTGTAAAGTATTACTAAATGTTAACGTAAGTGCAGATGTAAATGGGAATTGTCTAAATGTATCAATAAATTCATTATCTCTAAAAAATAACCTGTTAGTATCACTAGCATTAAAATTATCAACATAAACACCTTGGCTTGTATATAAATTATCACCAACAAATTCTAATAATGTTGGTGTTATAGTACCAGTTACAATGCCTGCACCAGAATCAATATCATCTTCTAATCTTAACAAATATTGAATTTTTTCATATATTTGTTCTGCAGTTGCACTTGACCCATCAACAATTGTATTAAAATTATAATTAACACCACCAATACTTCTTACTTGAGGTGTATCATAATAAGTAACATCTATTAATGTATATGGTGTTGTTGTAGTAATATCATTATCAGTTGCAGTAATTTTTGAATCTGTCGCCGTTGAAAGAGCAAAGATATATAATCTATTAGTAAGGTTACCATAACCACTACCAACATTTGATGCATAAGCATATGTTTGCCCTCTTTCACGTATATAAATTCCTAATGAAGCCGTTGAATCAAAATCACCATAACCAACGTCTGCTTTAATTTTTACTGGTTCATTAATTAAACCAGTATTAACAAATGGTACAATTGCTGTTCCATCTGAACCAGATAATATTGTATAATAAGGTTGAGATAAATCATTTATATTACCTTGAGATTGTATTCCAACCCATAATTGTTTTATATTACCATTTAAATCTTTTTCCACCCACCCAGCTTTTTTAATTAATTTTCTTGTAACATCATTTGCAGGTTCCCAATTATTAATAAATTCAAATTGCTCTGTGGTAATTGTTTCTATAGGGAATTCATACCCTATGGCAGTGTTATTATTTTTCCATTCTTCTTTAAACCAAGAATATAAAGCTTGTCCTGTAACTCCATCATAGTTAGATAATGCTAAATTGCCTTGATCAGGATGTAATTCAAATAACAAATTATCAAAATCTAACGTAATTTCAGTGTTTAAATTAATAAGGTCAGGATCAGTTATATCAGCCATATCATTAATAATTATAATAATTATAATAATTAATTTGGATTATTATATGTTCTATCAAATATTAATAATGGTTCGGCATTTATTTCAATACCAGCAATACTTAATGTTTGACTAAAAGATCTATGTAAATATGATAAATTATGTAATACAACCCTTGATCTTCTACCTCTTAAAATTGAATATGTGCCTTCAAAAGAAATATCACTATTTTCAATCCCAGTTATTTCTGAAGTATCAGATTCATTACCTTGCCAAATATCTAGAATTGTAAATCCACTATCACCACTACTAGGTGCGGTTGACAAACCATTATTAATACCTGTAACAGTAATTAATGAATTTGATCTGGTTGTTGTTGCATCTGATAATGTTGCAATTGCAGATGATGTCGCAATTGCAACATTATCTGCACTATCACCTGTTGTAATATCAACCATAATACTAGTTTTATTAATTATAGCAGGATCAATTCCAGTACCAGATACTCTAAACCAACAATAATAATCATCAACAGATGTTCCATTATATAAACTAAATTCAAAATATTTTCCTGCCAATGATTGTGCATCATCAGCAATGGTTTCAATTGAAAATCTATGTGGGTGTGGTAACTCAAATATTCTAACCTCTGTATTAGGTTGTAAATTATAAATTAAAATTGTTCTATCAACTGTTGCAGCAAGATATTCACTTGTCCCCCAAAATGCTGCCGATGAAAATGCCGAATCCCAATCATTATGAATATTAGCACGCTGAATTCTTACCCAAGCATCGCTAACTGCTTGCGTCAACCATCCACTAAATAATAACGGGTCTGTACCATTGTTTCCTCCTCTAATTAAAAATTGTTCAGCGGCTGCAACAAACCCTGAATTAGCTGTTTCAAATAATGGAGTACCATTAATGGATCCACGAGCTTGGCCATTATTTCTAATATGTGCGGAAATTAATGGGGTTGGATTATCTTCTGCTTGCGATTCTGTATAGAAGATAAATGGTGCAAATCCTTGTAAATCTTTACCATAAGAACCATTAGGATCATCATTATGAAACATAAATATTGATCCATTTACACTACCAGCATCTTCAAGAACACGCAAATCCCAACTCGTACCACTGGCAGATTTCCCCCAGGATGAAATCATAATTTGTGTATAATCATCATCACTTAATGTTGGTAATGTAGCTTCAACTGCAGATCGATTAACCGAGGTACGTACTTCAGCTGCGGTTGAAACTTCCCAACCACGTTTAATTGCATGACCAGTTGTAATTTGATTAATAATACCTGACACTTGTTCGGTCATATCCAAACCACCACCGGTAGCATCCACTGCATTTGGTGTCGTACCCCAAGCTCGTTCACCCCATAACCATGCAACAGAATAATCTTGAAAAACTGCATTTCTAGCAGCATCACCATTAGCACCAGTAAGTCCAGTTGATAAAAATATATAAATACTAATAGAACCTACTAAACTTGCATTAAGTAAATCACTAGCTAATAACCTAATTGCTAAATAACGTTCTTCTGGTGAATTAATCCAATCTATTACCCATATATCTCTTTCTTCATTTGAAGATGGTATTTGTGTAATAGCTGCCCTTATTGAAACTCCACCATCAGGTTCTATTGGATTTCCATCATTAACAGTTAATATTTCTGCTGGAAAAAGACCAGGATTAAATGTTGAATCTGATCTAATATAGATAACCATACCTGGGTCATTAGCATCAATATCATCAAATGGAGCTTGATATGGTAATTCTAATCTTACAACTCCTACAGGGGTACCAATTGCCATATTAAATCTCTATAATTATATAATAAATTATGAATTATTTTCAATTGAAATTGCTGTTTGGATTGGAAAATAATTCATATTATATTTAATTTGTTCAATTTTATTTTTAATTTGCAAAATATAGTCATTATTATATTTTTGTTTTGCTAACCAAAGTTCATAATCATACCAATCAATTACATTTTTTAATTCTTCTTTAGCTAATTCTAATACATGTTTATTATGTAATTCATTTAATATTGCAATTACATTATTTTTAATTTCATCGTCTAATTGATTTAATAAATTATTAACTGAATTAGTCCAAGTTAAATTACTATTCCAGATTCCTGGACCTAAAGATTGTGCCTCTTTTCTTCTAAATCTTACTACAAATATTCTAACTGCGGCTAATAATTGTGCAAGTTGCACAATTTCTAATTCACGTTTATCAAATAATCTTACCAATTCTTTAACATTATTAATATTAACAGAATTTAATAAATTTTTTAACATTAAATTAGCTTTTAATAATGTATTCATAATAATTTTAATTTTTATTTAATAATAATAATTCATCTATAATTGATTGTTTAGTATATTTCTTATTGTTCTGTTCATCAACTTTGGCAGAAGAAATATGATTATTTTTAATTAATTTACCACGAGCATGAAATGATTCTGGAAGCATAAATGCTCCTGGAGTTGATGGTTCACTAACATAATCCCAGCAAATTAACTGAAAATCATCTTGAACAACATAATAATCTCCATCTTCAACTGTACTACCTACACCTCTAGATGAAATTCCTAATTTAATTTTATCTTTCATTAAAGATTGTAATATTTTACCACTAGGGGTATTTAATATTTGAGCTTTACCATATACAACATCACCATCAACCCAGGTTTCAATGATGTTGTGACTCACATTTTTAAGAGAAACCACAGACGACTCTGGGTGATCTAATTCTCCTAATGCTCTTTTTTCTAAAATATATTTTTGATAATTTTCAACTTCTCTTACAAGAATATCTTTAGGGTATATTCTACCATTTTGATTTAATGTATTTGCTTTTTGCAAAATACCAGTCATAGTTATAATCCCATTCTTAACTTCTGTTTCAATTGATTCATTAATAGAAGCTAAAGGTGCAGAATCATATTCAGGCCACGAATGTAATAGATATTTATTCATGACCTACCTCATTTATTTCCTGTTCCAATTTGGCATACATCATAAATCTTGTTATTGTATCATCATTAATTATTTCTAATGATTCATTAGTTAACATATTATGAATTTCAGATAATTTTTTATCTTCATTTAATTGTAATTTTGAAAGTAATTCTTCTTTTAATGAAGATAATGTATTTTTAAGATTATCATCATAACCATTTAATGTATATAGTCTTAAAATATTTTTCTGACATTCATTTAATTTTTCACTATATTTATTATTTAATTTTTCATTCATAATCCCAATTACAAGCCTAGTTGTTCCTGGGTCTTGATCTGGAATTGGTAATTCATTATTACATTTTTCATTTAATGTTAACCAACCAGTAATTTTATCTTCATATTCTGCAAGTAAATTTAAATTACAATTATCTGATTTCCACTCATTAAATAAAGTTTGAATTGTAGCAATTAATTTATAATCATTAACTAATTCATTATAAGTATTTTGTCCTAATTTATAATTAATTTCTTTAATTAGAATTGATTTTTCTTTATTAAGTTTTTTATCATCTAATTTTCTTAATGCAGATTTAGCTTCATTTAATATAGAACCAGCCACAGTATTAGATGATACTGTGGTTCTATATAAAGCGTTTGCAATACGAAATTCTTTATATAATTCAGTACCAGTCTTATAATGTTTTTTTAATAATTTAAATGCTATATTTTGTTTGCGATTATCATTTTCTAATAACGCTCTACTAATGGTTTTTACAAGAAATTCATATATTAGTAAAGAATTTCTTTTTTTATTATGAGTTTTCATTAATCAAACCTCTTCATTTAATTTAAATAGGTAATTTATTCTTCAAAATCAATTTCTAAATCAATTTCATTATAATTACTATTATTTACAATATCTTCAACATCTTCACCTTCAATAATATGACCTTCGTTAAGAATTGTACCATTATCAGTAATTATTTTATTACCTATACCTTTAGCATTCCTCATTCTTTCCAACATAGATATCATGTCTGGAGATGTTGGTTGTGGAGGAATATAAGTATAACGTGATAAATCATGTTCATTAATACTAACTGGCCTTAATATTTCTGGTTTTGAACTTGTCCTAAAGAAGTCTTTGTCAAAAGTATCTTTATAACTTTCTGGTTTAGTCATTTTTACAAAATCTGACATATCAATATCAGCCCTACCAGATTTAGCATGCCTAACATATCTTCTATGTTTTGATTGCATATTTGGATTGATAGGTAGTTTCTTATTTGTGTGTTTTTCACCAGAAGTTAATAAATCTTCTTTTTCATCTTCAACACTGCTTGTAATATCTTCATCTTCAGCACCGCTAGTATCATCTTCAGTATCTCCACCTAATTCATTATCCTCTTCACCTAATTCATTATCCTCTCCACCAGAATCATCCTCTCCACCAAAATCAAAATCAAATACACCACCACCGGAATTACCACCACCAGTACTAGCCTTATCACTTTGAAGGTTTTCCCTTATTTCATAATCTGGCATGTTAAGAATATTTTTCATTAACCATTCAGGTTTTAACATATCTTCTGGTGCAGATGATGCAATTTCAAATCTACTTCTCCATAATTCTAACTTTTGTTGTTCGCCAATTGTGCTTGGGCTAGGGAGGATTAATTTAAAATTAACTAAATCATCATTTTTATAACCATGTGCATAAAGATGAATAATGGCTATTTTATTAAGCTCGGCTATAAGGGTTTTTTGAATATAATTTATTGATCTAGAGAATCGTATATCCTCCATTGATAGCGTTGCCTTAGAACTTAAAGAATCATCAAATCCTAAATATGCTCTAGGAACTTTTACCGCAGATATCATTTTCTTTTGTATGTATTCTACGTCTTCAATTGCTGCAGCATTTTCACCACCTTTTAAAGTGTCTATTTTAGTGCAGAATCTGAACCGCGAACAGGCATATAATAATCTTGGTCTGAAGATAACGCGTTATATCTTAAATCAACCCTATGTTCATTATCAGTAACCATACTGGAACGTAATACATGTTTTTGTTGTTCCATATAATTTTCTACCTCATCTGGAGGTAGGTTACCAACGTCAATATAAAATACCCTTCTTTCAGGTGCTCTAACAATACGGTAAACCAACATAGCATCTTCTGCAAGTATTAATTGTCTCCAGATTCTTCTTGCAGATTCAATTACAGAAGTACCATAAGGTAAAAACATATCATTTCCTAATAGACGGAAATGTGCTACTTCCCAATTTTCAAGTATACGATTACCTAAAGATGTCCATTTAAACCTAACGGCAAAAGGATCATCTTTATCATAATTTTCTTGCCTTTCAATTTCATTAACTGGAATTGGAAATACGTTCATTACACCATATTCAGATGAAACATCTACATAAAGGTATAAATCTCCATATTTAACAAGATTACGTGTCCAAGGTCTAAGGTTAAAATCTATATTTAAAACATTAAAAAATAAATCACTTAATATTTGTTTAATTTTTTCATTTTCTGAAAAAATATGAAGAATTTGACCCCTTTCATCCTGAGAAACTGATTCATCTGCATAAACATCTAACGCTGTTGCTAATTCTGGAGTATACTCCATCGTATTGTAATCTTGATATCTCATTAATCTTTCAGAAAAATTATAAGCATTAGATGTAATTGATGCGTATGTTGGTGAAATTGACTTTTGAAATAATAAATGTCCAGATGATTTTACTTTATCAGGTACAGCAACCGTAGTATCACTAGTACTTATTTTTCTTCTTAACGTGGGACCAGATTTAAATAATCTATTTAAATTTCTAAATAATTTACTAGCAATTGTCATATATACCTTTATCTATTTTAACAAATTTTATTATTAATTTTATTCATCATCATAATTAATATTTGGTTTAATATTTTCAACACGAACTCCACCGTTATATTGACCAGGATTATTTTCCATATTTTTTAATATAGAAATTGCAGATGATAACGAACTAGATAATTCATCAGGTACTTCTGGAAGTGATAAAGAATTAAAATCAGATATTGCATCTAAAAGTTTAGTGGCAGCAGCAGAAATTTCATAAGGTTTAACATTAGAATCATCAGAACCTTTTGATTCTTTCATTAATTCTTGCTTAACTATTCTACGTATATCTGATTGAGTTACTAATTTTTTTTTAAACATTATTTACAACACCTCATAATAATTATTAATTAATTCTATTTAAGTAACCAATCAAAGTTATGATTTACATTAATTATTGGTTTAATGTTATTTTTATCACTTATAGGATTAATTTGATTAGTAGAAATCATATTTGAATATTGAGGTGGTCTTACATGGTTAATTTTATTTAATATATCTGTAGCTGGATTACCTTTTGATGTCGCTTTAAGTAATACTTTGGTTAATTCTGATTGATCAACCGTACCTGCAGCAATACCTTTAGATAACCAACAGCCAATTGACAAACTAATTACCAAATCATCATTTGCACCTTTACCAGAAGCTTGTGGTTTACCATCACTCCAGATAAAATTATTTATTTGTTCATAAAAACGTTCTGAATAAATTTTAACTATTTTATTTCTTATTAATTCTTCTAGTTTAGATAATATTGATGGTCTAGAAGATGATGTTGTAATAAAACCAGGTATTTCTGTTTCACTAGCAACATAATTCCAAAGATTATTTTTTTTACAATCTTTATAATATAAATATGGATATCCTAATTCTTTCAATTTCATATTAGTCATGTATCCATACGTATTTTGTTCTACAGCAATTAAAGCATTATTATATTTCTTACCCCAATCAAATAATAATAATCCTAATGAATCTGGGGGAATTTTATCCATAAATTCTGCAACAACTTCACAGTTTTCATAATCAATAATGTGAAATGTAGAATAATCATCAGCATCTCCACGTGATACATCTGATGATATGATATATTTTCTTCCTTCAATTGCATCACGCCATACCCAAATTGATCCATTATTTCCTACTTTTTTTAATGGATCAAATATTTGAGTATTTAACCAATTAATATCATCTGGTTGTAAGAATGTATTTGTTGAAGAATAAAAATTACATAATAATTCTTGATTTATTTTGGCTGGATTACCTAATTGGCGTTTTTGCTCTTCAAACCAGATATCATCATGTTCTGGATGTACATACCACTCTAATTTAATTGGATTAAAATCATTATTTTTTGATATTGCCTCTGACCACAATCTATAATATTGGCCTCCGATACCAGACGTTCCATTTGGGGTTGAAATAATAAGTGATCTACCACCAGTATTACTACCTAAAATTCCATTTTGTAAAAATGTGTGTGTTCCTGGGACTGTAAAATCATATGTTTCAACTAATTCATCATCTTCTATAGAAATGATTCTTTCCCAGGTCACATCATCCTCAACGAATTCACCTAATATAAAATTATATTCATCACCTAATACAGAATTACAATTAGATAAAAAGTTTTTTAATTTAGGCTTAGTATCAATATTATAGATACGAGCACGATTTACTGCTTTAAGTGCATATATATTTTTACAAATTCTATTTATTTTATTTTGAATACCATAGATTTTAGCTTTAAGGGTTGATATAATAATTCTAGGTAATTTTTTATCATTTAAATTATAATCAAATTTTAATTTAAATCTAATTATATTATCAACATCTTTGTTATTTACATACCCAATTAACTCTTCAAATTTATCTAAATTATTATTTGTTGGTTGTATATCTAATTTCCAATATTCATTATAATCTTTATAAAATTCATTGTAATCTATATAAACATTATTGTGAATTGGTCTTAAACCTAAATGCTTTTCAATTTTAGATAATATACCTAAATTTGACAATAATAATTGTATATCTTGTAAAAATTGTTCACTAACAGAACAAATTGAAACACCACCAAATTTTTTATTTAATGGATCTGAATCAAAAACCCCTCTTAAAAATACAACTTGTAATTTTTTATTGAATTTCCAAACTATATTAGGAACTTCTCTATCTGACATTTTTTTATCAGGATCAAAACCCCAATCAAAATATTTATTAATTAATTTTCTATTTAATAATTTTAACGAACCATCAAAACAACTATAAAACATATGTCTTTTCAATGTGTTTATACAAATAGTTGTATCTACGGCGGTTTTAATAACTGTGCGACGATTATTTAATATCTCACACCATCCATTATTTAAAACTGAACCAAAAGCATAAATATCAAGTAAATTTAAATTATCAATATTACCAAATACATTTTGATTATGGATTACCTTTAAATAGTAATGTTTTTTAAGGTCTTTGGCTTTAATCATGCTTAAATTAAATTTGCCACTAAGAGCCCATAAAGGATGATTTTCAGTACAACGAATTATTTTGCCAGATTCTGTTGTTATTTTTTTTACTACACTTTTAGGTGAAATATAAGTATGTGATACAGGTTCAAAACCATTTTTACCATATACCAATAACTCATCTCTATCCAATTCTATATAATCACCTACCTTACCTTTACATAAATCGCCTATTTTACAATACCCATTAGGTGTAATAACTTTAGTATCTGCTGTAAGACATGATAAAGTTGGATATAAACCAGTCCAAATTTCCTCAAAATCACGAATAAATGCTGCCTCGTCAACTATTAAAAATGACAATGCTTCTGATCTACCAGCATCTGGAGATGTTGGGATTGCTTTAATTATTGATCCATTATCAAATTCTACTTCAGTTCTTGTTATTGAAGAAATTTCAGGTAATCGTAACCATTCTGGAGTATATTCAATTGCAACTTTTACTTTTTTTATAAAGTTTTGTGCAGTCTTTAATTTTGTAGCAATAACAAGTATATTTTTTTCTCTATAAAATATCGCAAGCCACACACTATATGCGGCCGCAAGTGTAGAAATCCCTAATTGCCTTGATTTTAATGTAATATTAAATTTATATTCATTAAATTCTTGTAAACATTTTTTTTGATAATCAAATAAATTAAAATCTATTAAACCCTTAATAGGATGTTGAATTTTAACATATTTTTCAATATAATATACAGGATCTGATCCACATTTAATTATTTCTTTAATACGATCATCATGTCCCATTATATATTATATATTTTTATTTTTTAATTTAAACTAATTAATGCAATTCTTCTAAATAATGCCTGTCGAGTTGGATTATGAACCGCAAGATTTACTACCTCAATTGAATCATCATAACTTTCCTGCGTTGTTCTTAACGATTTACCAGTTAATTTTTTATATGTTGCCCTTACATTCTTTAACGCCATATTAATTAATGTAACTGCATCACTTTCACACCTTGGTTTAAATTCTGCAAGTTCACGATCATTTCTAAATGTAACTGGAGTTAGATACATTACTTTCATTAAACCATCACCAACCAACTGCATCTTAATTGATGTAGTTGTATTAAGTGGCGTTGAAGACCTACCCCAAGAAGTGTCAATAGCTTGTCCTAAAGCATTATAATTAATAGTACCCATATGATAATTATAATAATTATTACTTTACTTTTAATGTAGGCCTTAATTTTAATGAATTTTTAATTTGTTCTTGATTAGGCCTCCAACCTTCATTCCATTTTTCTTGATTAGGATATGCCCATTCATTTGAACAACGTTCACAACATAAAAATAATTTATATGCATATTCATCATCAATTGTTCGAAATAAAAGATCACATACTGGACAATTATGTGGTATCACTACATAATCTGAATCTGGCAATACCACATAATATTCACCTTTGTCACGATACATAATTAATTATAATTAATTATTGATTCATTATTAAATTTTTGAATCTCAATAATTGTATCAACATTATCCTTCATAGCATCAACATGACTAATTATGATTATATTCTTATAATAAAATAATAAATTCTTTAATAATCTTCCACAAGCATTTATTTGATCATGATCAAGAGATCCAAACCCTTCATCAATAAACATTATATTTGATTTAGGCATATTTGAAATATTACTTATTGCAACCCTCATAACAATTGTGGTAAATAACTTTTCCATCCCACTACCAAGTTCAATAGGATACTCTTTGTCAGGATAAGATATAAATATTCCTAATTTATCATTACCAGTAATTTTTAATTTAATAGTAAAATCAACAATATTATTTAACAATTGAAATATTTCTTGATTAATCTTAGGTAATTTAGTTTCTATAATAAATTTTACAATACCTTTTTTTGATAATGCAAAATTTATTGTCTCATGTAATTTTAATAATTTTGCAATTTTTTCATGTTTATCTTGCATTTCATTTGTAGATTTAAGGGTACATAATAATGTACCTTTATGCCCAGCCAATTCTATCTTTTGATTATCAATCTCCTTTAATTTCTTTTTAATCTCTAATATTTGATTATTCAAATCATTTAATAAATTTTGTTGATCCTGGGATATGCATTTATTATAATTATTAATTAAATTTTCATTTTCTTTTATTTCAAGCTCAAGATTATCTTTCTTTTCCTGTAAAACATTAAATTGACCCCCAGATTTTTCAATCTTTATAAGAATATCATATTTTTGCTTTTCAATAGCTTCAATACTTTTAATTTTTTTCTTTAAATTAGGAATTTGTTCTTCATCAAATTCAGTATATAATTTCTCTAACGAATTCTTTATTTTATTAACCTTCTCAATTTGATCATCATAATTATCTTTGTCATCATTAGCATCCTTAATAAATTTACAATGTGGATACTTATTCTCACATGGTATTGAATCAAGTAATTTAAGAGACTTTTTATACTTATTAAGCGTAATATTAGCATAATCCCAGTCAACTTTAACCTTAGATATTGACGAATTAATATCTTCTAATCGTTGTAATTCATTTCGTAATTCATCAATATCATACTTAGATAATGTATCATTAATTTTTGTTAATTTATAATTAAAATCAATAAGCTCATTATTTAAATTATTTATCTTATTTATAATTACGTCAATTTGTTGATTTAATTGTAATAATTTATTTTTAATAAAATTAATATCAAATTTAAAATCTTTAGAATTATTAAGGTTCTCTAATCTATAATACTCTTTCCGCAATTCTTCTAATTCAACATTTTTTTTCTCTAATTCATTAGTTAATGAATTTATTTCATCATTAACATTATTAATTTTATCCTGAATGTCACCTTTAATTTTATCCCAATCTTGTTTAGGATTGTCTTTATATAATACCTTATATTTTTTTAAATCAAAATTAGATTGTTGATATAACTCACTTATTACATTAAGATCCAAATACTTGGTAATAACATTCCAACGCTCAGATGACCCTAATTTTACAAATGAATTAAAAGATTCCTGTGTTGACATACAGGTCATAAAAAAATCATCAGATGTACCTATTA